CCTAGCTAGTCTACCTAATGGATCAAAGGTTGCTCTAATGGTAGATAACTCTGGAAGTATGACTACAGATACTGTAAGAAAATCTTTTGAATTATTTCTATCTAAATGTCAAGCAAAAGACATAGAAGTTATAGCTTCACAACCCATATATGAAGATTGGATCACACCATTTGATAAAAATTTTATTTAACATATGATTACTCTTGACGACATTAAATCCCAATGGGCTGAAGACTCGAAAATTGAACAAGATTTACTAGACGAAGAATCAATTAAAATTCCACAACTACACAGCAAGTATCTAAATTACTTGTCTGATGTTAGGTTGCTAAAAATAAAAAAGGAACACGAATATAAATCTTTACTTAGAGATAAATTTGAGTATTACACAGGTAAAGCAGAACCAAGTATATACCAAGAAAAACCTTTTGACTTAAAAGTATTAAAGTCAGATCTAGGACTGTATATGGATTCTGATCCTGAATTACAGCTCCTACAAACTCGTATAAATTATTATGAAGAGATTATGTTTTTTCTTGAAAAAGTTCTCCAATGTTTAAACAACAGAGGATTTCAAATCAAGAATAGTATTGACTGGCAAAAATTTATGCAAGGTAGTATTTAATGACTGATGTAGTTATTCAAAAGAAAAATGAAGTATATTTAACTGTTGAGTGTGAACCGCATATTAAATATGAACTGTCAGAGTATTTTACATTTGAAGTTCCAAATGCAAAGTTCATGCCTCAATATAAAAAAAGATTATGGGACGGTACAATTAAATTGTTTAGTCCAGCTGATGGAAAAATATACTGTGGTTTGTATGACTACCTAGTTGAATGGTTAGATTCAAGAGAGTATAGTTATGAAAATAAAAACAATGAGTATTATGGTTTACCACAAGAAGATAATGATTTAATATCAGTTAATGGTGTAGTAGATTTTGTTAAAAGTTTAAATATACCTTTCAAAGTAAGAGATTATCAGTACTATGCTATTTTTCAGGCATTAAAATATAATCGTAGGTTATTATTATCTCCAACTGCATCGGGTAAGTCATTAATGATTTATTCTATTACTAGATTTTTTGCAAATAGAGGAGATAGAATATTAATTGTTGTACCTACTACATCATTAGTTGAACAGATGTGTGGTGACTTTGATACGTATGGTTGGTCTTCTGATGAAAACTGTCATAAAATTTATGCTGGTAAAGATAAACAAACTAATAAACAAGTAGTAGTAACAACTTGGCAGTCAATATATAAATTACCTAAAAATTATTTTGAACAATTTGATTGTGTGATTGGAGATGAAGCACATTTGTTTAAAGCAAAATCTCTGATCAATATTATGACTAAGTTACATAATTGTAAACATCGTATTGGATTTACTGGAACTCTAGATGGATCAAGTACAAACCAGCTTGTATTAGAGGGATTGTTTGGACCAGTAAATAAAGTTGTTAAGACAAAACAACTAATTGATAAAGGTCATCTATCAGCATTAAAAATTAATATTTTATTATTACAACATCCGGAATTATTATTTGATTCATATCAAGATGAGATGGATCATATCTGTACTATGGATAAGAGAAATAAATTTATTAAAAAACTTACATTAAATCAAACTGGTAATACTCTTATCTTATTTGCAGACGTAGAGAAGCATGGTCAAGTACTTTACGATATGATAAATAGCAGTGTATCAGAGAATAGAAAAGTATTCTTTGTCCATGGTGGTGTAGATACTGAGGATAGAGAAGAGGTTAGACAAATTACAGAGACCCAAGATGATGCTATAATTATTGCTTCATATGGAACATTCTCTACTGGCATTAATATTAAAAAATTACATAACATTGTATTTGCCAGTCCTAGTAAATCAAGAATAAGAAATTTACAATCAATAGGAAGAGCTCTTCGTAAAAGCAATCAAAAAGAAATAGCAACATTATTTGATATTGCAGACGATTTTACAAAAGGAGATAGGAGAAACTATACCTTAAATCATATGGTAGAAAGAGTTAAAACTTACTCTCAAGAAAGTTTTAATTATGAAATTATTCCAATCAATTTTAGGAGAAAGGAAGAATGATGATTCAAGAATTTATCGGAATGCTAAAATTAGTTAGTGGTGAAGAAATTATTGGTAGAGTATTGGTATGTGAAGAAGAGAATGGATTTATTATTGAGAATCCATTTAGTGTAGAAGAAACTATTATTGAAACACCAGCTGGTGAAATGGTAAAGATAGACTTAAGACCATGGATTAAATTCTCTAAAGAAGAAATTCTATTTGTAGAGAAAGAAAAGACAATAACTATCTATGAAGCTGATGATAGAATAGAAAAGATATACACTAGAACATTACGTAAATATTTCTTCCAAGAAGATACAAGTAAATTAGATCTTAATGAAGAAATGGGATTTAAAAATAAAGTAAATGATGCAAGAAATAGCTTAGAGAAGATCTTTAAAGATAGCTAAGTTGTTCTCTGAACCCTAGCAGAGTTATTATACAGACATTTCCACCACTTGTCAAGTCTTTGATAATGTGGTATACTACTAACAATTACGAAAGCTAATAGCTAACATGCACCATGAAGAAAAAAGAACACTATGTAAACAATAAAGAATTTTTAGAAGCTATTACAGTTTATAGAAACAAAGTCATCAAGGCAAAAGAATCAGGTGAAACAAGACCAAGAGTACCAGAATACATTGGTGAATGTTTTTTAAAGATTGCAACACACCTATCATACAGACCAAACTTTGTTAACTATATGTTCAAAGATGATATGATTTGTGACGGTATTGAAAACTGTTTACAATATATTGATAACTTTGATCCAGAAAAATCTTCTAATCCATTTGCTTATTTTACTCAGATTATTTACTTTGCATTCTTACGTAGAATACAGAGAGAGAAAAAACAGTTAGATATTAAAACAAGGATCTTAGAGAAGTCTGGATTTGATGAAGTGTTTAGTGCAGATAGTTCGGTGTTAGGATATGATTCTTCTACAATGAATAGTATTAAAGAGTCCCTTGAAATTAAAGTTAATCGATGACCATTGCCCTTATTACTGATCAACATCTTGATGGAAGAAAAAACTCTCAAGTGTTCTGGGATTATTTCTTAAAATTTTATGATAATGTATTCTTTCCTTCATTAGATAAGTATAAAATAAAAAATATTATTGATCTTGGTGATACGTTTGATAATAGAAAAAGTATTGATCTTGCTGCATGGCATCGTATTAAGAAACATTATTATGATAAGTTAGCAGAACGTGGTATACGTGTTCATATGATTGTTGGTAATCATACTGCATATTATAAAAATACAAATAAAATTAATACACCAGAATTACTTTTAAATAGTTATGGTAATATCCATATCTATAGTGAGGTTGAAGATATTACTGTGGAAGGATTAAAAATAACAATGCTTCCATGGATTAATTCTGAAAATTATGATACAGTTTTTAATCATTTAAACAATACTGATTCTAAAATTATTATGGGTCATCTTGAGATCAATGGATTTCAAGCTATACCTGGTCATGTATTCGAGGGTGGATTAAAATCAGAATCATTTAATAAATTTGATAAAGTGTTCTCAGGACATTTTCATCATAAATCAGAAAGGGGAAATATAAAATATCTTGGAAATCCATATGAACTTTTTTGGAATGATTATAAAGCAGAAAGAGGATTTCATTTACTAGATGCTAAGACTCAAAAATTAGGATTTATTAAAAACCCATATCGTATTTTTAATAAAATATTTTATAATGATGTAAAAAATAATTATAAAAATTTTAATGCTTCTGAATATAAAGATATGTACATTAAAATTTTTATAGAAGAAAGAAATGATAATAACTTATTCGAACAAGTTTTAGAAAAATTATATGACACAGGTGTACATGATATTAAAGTTATTGAAACTGATAATTTAAATTTAGATAACTCTGAAGAAACTTTTGAGGGTGAGGATACCCTTACTACTCTCAATAGATATATAGATGAAACAGAGAATATAAATCTTAATAAAAATAGTATTAAAAATATTATTAAATCGATTTATATTGAGGCTTGCGAGGTGCAATAATGTTTATTCTCACGATGTCAGATGAAACTGAAGGAGCATATGCCGTTATAACACAGGAAGGTGATAAAGTCCTTCAGTTGTTTGAAACTAGTGATGATGCTGAACGGTATGTTGGACTTCTAGAAGCAGATGGATTTCCATCTGTTGAAGCAACTGAGATCGAGAGTGAACAGGTAGTTGCGGCTTGTGAGAGATTCGGATATAATTATGTTATAATAACACCAAACGACTTTGTAATCCCACCAAAATTTGATTCGCATGATTTTATTTAAGAGTGTAACTTATAAAAATTTTCTCGCTACAGGAAACAACCCGATAACAATTTCTCTAGACTCTACGAACACAACTCTGATTGTTGGTCAGAATGGTGCTGGTAAGAGTACTATTATTGAAGCAATTGTATTTGCACTGTTCAATAAATCTTTTCGTAAAGTAAATAAAAATCAACTTATCAATAGTATCAATGAAAAAGATTGTGTAGTAGAAGTTATATTTTCAGTTGGTGCTACTGAGTGGTTAGTTCGACGTGGAATGAAACCTGGTATATTTCAAATTCATAAGAATGGAGTTTTACTTGATCAACATTCTTCTGCAGTAGATCAGCAAAAATGGTTTGAACAATATGTATTGAAACTAAACTACAAATCATTTACTCAAATTGTTGTACTTGGTTCTTCTACATTTGTTCCTTTCATGCAGTTACCTGCTGCATCACGTAGAGAAATTATTGAGGATCTTCTAGATATTCGTATCTTCTCCACAATGAATGTTATTCTAAAAGATAAAATTAAAACATCAGGTGAAGAACTTAGAAATTTTGAAACTGATATTTCTTTCCTGAAAGAGAAAGCAGAAATGCAAACTAATCATATTAGGTCTTTAGAAAAAACGGCAAAGAAAACTATATCTCAGAAGCAAGATAAAATTGTAGAACTAGAAGATGGTGTTGAAGTATTAAATAAAACTATAGAAACATCTAATACTCATGCAACTCAATTATTAGAAGAACTAACTAAATTTAATGGTATCGATATAAAA